CAGATTCTCCCGCCGCACTTTCTATATTAGCTGAAGATATTTGTCTTGTTTCTGCTGGTTTTGTTTTATTATAATCGGGAACTTTGGCAAATGTAACCACTTCATCCGTATCCGATTTTCTAATGGGAACACCAGAATAACCATTGAAGGTATTTTCTACAGTGAACACAGTGCTTCCAACAACTGGATTACTTGCTCTATTTCCTGATTCTATAGTTTCTTCCCCATTTGGAACCCCAATACCCCCTCTCTTAATTTTAAATTGGGAATTTAATTTTGATATTGGTCGAAATATATCTCTCCATGTTTCAAAAGCCTTTAACTGTTCATCCCCGATAAATCCCTTTAAATTATAAGTGTTTCCTCCCGTTCTTAAAGTATTGTCTTTAGCTACAAATTCGGTTTTATCTTTACCCACAGTTTGAAAAAGATCGTTTATGACAGAAGTTTGCTTATTATTTGTAGCTAACTCGGAATTAACCACATTTGTCAAATTTATATTTGAACCACTTCTATGTGACAATTTAAGTTTCTCTTTATCGGTAGTGTTGTCAATATCGATTGATCCCCCTCTCTGATTTATAATCAGTCTGTTTTTATATATTAATCCCATATTTTAATTTTCGAAATCGTTAGGATACACTGGACCTATTTTACTTTCATTGTCTGTATCGTTGAGCAATGTCAAGCTTCTAAAATCTTGGGTAACTCCAAAATAAACAGGAAAATTCAAGTCCCCTTCATAGTGAAAAACCCAAACTTTACTTCCAACTTCTGGAATTCCTATAACCCCCTTCGTTTTATTTACGTGTTTTGATGGTCTATATGAAAAGGAATAAGGATTACATTTGACGCAAAAATTAACAGTTGGAGAAGAGAAAGAATCTCCTATTACAGTTTCTTCATTTTCATATAAGAACGCAGGACTAAATGATCCATCTTGTATAGTTGGAGCTTCTTTATCAATAACTTTAAATCCATCTTCATAATTACAATCAGATATTGTTGATATATCTTCTAGATCCCTGTTTAGCCTAAAATTATTGGATTCTCCGAATAATGGAAAACATGGTTCCGCCCATGGAATACCTTTACAAATTTCATCAAAAATTTCATAGTCTTCCCAATCTCCGGTTTTCTTTTTTTCTGATTCCGTTTTGGGATTGGAATTTACACCGGGAGATTTTAATATAAATATTTCAAATTTTTCAAACCATTCATCATATGGTTGATTTGTTAATTCTGGTATGTATATTTTAACCCTATTTAGTTTTTCGGGATCATTGTTCTTAACGATAATTCCTCTATAGAATGAGTTATCCACTCTACGGTATTCATTGCCACTTCCACTGCCTCTTACAAACATGTATTATTATTTAACAGCATATAGCTTATAACAGAACCAATAAAGTAGTTTACTTTTTGATATTTTATTTACTATAAATTGAAAATTATACTTTAACCATGATAAAGGAACTTCTTCGGGGTGATATCTACACGCATATCTTCGTTTCTCTACACAATTATCTGGATTATTGTTAGACCACTTAACCCTTTCAATTATAGAATCTTTTGAAAATGGATTATCTGGACATTCTAAGATTATCGAACATATAATAGAATAAATGACTGGTCTATTGCCTCTCAACCATTTCCTCATATCTTTTTTACTTTCAAATAGTTTAATTTCTGGAACGGAAACTAATTGTTTATTATCTGACCATTTCAACCATAACAATGAAAACATTTCATTTGTGTATAGTTCAGATTTATCTCTTGGGATAAAGTACCTCTTCCCATTATAGAAAGCCATTGTCAATACATCCTTTTTAAAGTTAGAAAATGTGGGATCATTAAAACCGGGAATATTCTTAACCACATTTTCCAATTGTTTAACTTCTTCTGTTATATAATCAATCATAGATATATATTTACAACACTTATAAAAATGTCAATAAAAAACACACGGGAAATCAATCCAATGTGTTAATGTATGAAATATCAGACGAAAAGTGTCTGTTTGTGTATTGTATAACACATTAAATGTAACCTAATATGTGCATTCTGGATTTATTAGAATCCCATATATTAATATCTTGGCCGCTCATTCCTAATGAGTCAGTTAATGAATTACTAGCGGAACTATACGTAAAGAATGTGTATGTTGAATTATTAGAAATAGCCATTGGGGAATAGTGATAATTTTTATCAATTTGGAAAGCAGAACCAAAAGCATTAAATGAACATAAGGTATTACTTAAAGTTGTTTTTCTATTAAATGCTATTCCTTTATCGAGAGTATTTAAATAAACTATCCTTACACCATCACTTGATAATGATGTATTGGTTAGTGGGGGATTTCCTGTTTTTTGGGCGGAAAGTAAGAGAGTATCGAAAGTATATCTAGCCATACTATTATTTAGTCATTATGATATATTTTTCCATTTTATGTATAAAAGAAGAAACCGTGGGATCTTCGGTTCCCACGGTTTCGGTTTTGATTCGTTTTGCTTTACTGGATCGGTTACAGGTAAACTGAAGTTGATCCGGGGGTAAAGGCAACACCAAGTCCTTTTACGATAATTAAATGATAATAAAGATTGGCACCAAATATGTTATTAACGATACCGTAACGGGTCATTAGACCAACGCGAGGGGTGAAGTTAATAGGATCGATGGCACGTTGTACCATGATCGGGATATATGGGCAATAGATAATACCAGTATCATAATATTCAGAACCCTTATAACCCATCAACGCATATTCCACAGGCTCGGTACGAGTTGGTGTGTAATAGTTTTGGTTAGGATAGTAAGTAGTATTCTGAACTTCAGTTCTTGTATCACGATAGACGGTGAATCTAGATCCAACAGTTCCAACTTTAGCGATACCAACACCAGCAGTCGAGACAGTGCCATTGATTTCGTAAATCTTGAAGTCAGGAAGCATTTCGAGGATACTGCAAACACGAGGAGTGGCGATAATGAAATTAGCGGCACCTCTACGGTTACGAGCGGCCATACGTCCAGCTTCGATAATCAATTTTTGATAGAATGTAAGATTTCTTTCAGCGGTCCAACGACCATCAGCACTTACAGGACTCCAGAAGGAGTAACCTGCCCCATAACCAGCGTTGAATGCAGCTTGTAGCATACGCATAACAACTTCACGGTCGATTTCGGCTTGGATTTCGTAAGACATTGCATTAGTAAGCTCGCCATCGATGTCGATGCCTTGCATATTTTTAATATCTTGTTCCAATTCGATTGACCAACGAGTTGCGAGTCTGCGAGTACCAGCTTCAACGGAGGTTTTTTCGAACTTCATCTCAATTTGAGGAATGCGTCCAGTGGCTTCATAGTTCTCCAAGAGTTGGGCAACGCCGCGATCTTGGTTAGCAAAAGCCCACTCGGCGTGTCCAGACAACGCAGCAGATGAAACACCAGTGAAACGAGTATCAAGTAATTGATAACCGAGTTCATTAGTGACACCATTTGTGTTACCTGTATAACCTAATCCGGGATTGGTTCCGCCAGTTGCAGCAGTCTTGCCAACACCATCGGTATCACTGAGGAAATCAGATTGATATTGATAGCGTAAGGCAAAAGCCAAACCGACAGGTCCACCCATAGGTTGAACACCGCAAATCTCGTTAGAGATTAATTCGGGGAAAGTACGTCTGATCATAGGAATGAGGATTTTCGGAAGTCTGGAGTCACCAGCAGCATAATTGTCGCCATTCGCCATTGCTTGCGGGCCTGAGCCAGCAGCAGTAGTTGCGCCAAAGATACCAGAGGATGTACCGGCTTCTTCTAAACACCATCTCTCTTGGTTTTCCATAAGAATAGCAGTCGTGCGATAAACGTGTTCATTTTGGATTTCAGCTACATCTTTCGATGAGTAATCCAAAATGTCTTTCCATTTATCAACGATTGCGTTGACATTCTTAGGGTCGATACTTTGAGGGATTTTCATATGATAGTTTTCTTTCTATATATTAGTTCAGGTCTTGCGACCTCATAGTTCTTGGTGAGATTATTTTTGCCCTTTCCCACGGGATAGAGCAGCGAGATAATCGTTCTTAAGATTGCTATTAGTATTATTTACTTTTTCTTCCACAACTTTTTGTATTTTAGGTTGTGGAACGAAATCTGGTTTAACTTCTCTCTTGGAAATTGCTTCTTCTTTTAGAGTTTGAAGTTTTGATTTTTCTTGTTTGTCAAACAAACGAACCGTGTAGTCGAAATTTTCTTCGATGAATTTCACAGACTTATCACCCAAAGCTTTCTTGACGAAGTTCTTTTTAGATTCTGGGAACTTGGAAACTTTGGATTCGAGCAGAGAACCGACTTCGGTTCTTTGATTTTGTTCGTATAGAGATTTGAATTGTTTCTTCAACTCCACATTTTCCTTTTTAAGTGTAGCAATTTGATCCGCACCATCAATAACCGCTTCTTGAACGGACTCCTTGATCATTGCAGAGTCAACAGCAAGAACCTTTTGTAAATTCTTTAAAACATTGAATGCGGTCTTGTTCTTAACTGCTTGGGAGAAATCTTCGGCATTAATGGATTCCTTTAGATATTCATCAAGATAAGTGCTAATGGATTCGATAAGAGTTTTCTTGAATCTTTTAGCATCGACTTTAGAATCTCTTTCATATAACTTAACGATTTTGACTAATTTAGAAGCGTTTGATTTATCAACAGCTTCGATTAATCTCTTCATTTTCTTTGTATGGTCCTTGTCGATGGTATCAATAAGGGTTTTTAACTTCCCTGCATATATTTCATCTTGTTCCAAAAGAGCGGATTCAACATTCAAGTCAACCTTTTCGTTAAAGGCTTCTTCGATTGCAGTAAGAGTTTCGTCGGTCAGAACCTTCTGAACGTCTTCGGTGAATAAATTTTTAAGATTTTTCTTCATATTATTGGAATAACGGGGTTGATAGTTCTTTTTCAATTTTTTCTTGAAGTTTGGACTCTACCGCTTGCTTAATATATTTATTCGCGGAGGCATAGTTTTTTATTAAAATACATTCTATAAAGTTAACAATGTCAGTATTTTCACATATATCTTCTTTTCTTTTATATGAACCCTTACCTTTTTTAGGTGCTTCGACTTTAGTAGCAGGAGCAAACTTTCTACGCTCTTTAACCTTTGGCCCCTTAACAGAGGCTTTTCCTGTCTTTTTAATTTGTTTAGCGATTGACATAACTATATTTAACCTAAGCTGTTAATAAACTTTATAATTTGTTGACGAAGGAAGTTATCTATGTCCTTTTTTGGTAGTTTAGAGATGGATTTTTCAAAATCTTCATATAACTCCTCAAACCTTCCCTCATCATCTATAACGAATGACTTGGATTCCAGAATACCATTAACAAATGCTTTTGGATATGATGGATCAGCAACCGCATCAATAGCCACCAAATACATATTCTCAACTAAATTGAAATCTTTAGATTCTTTTAATGATCCCAATGCTCTTGTAGATACCCCAACTTTAACTCCATCATTAATAAGTGATCTTAAAATTTGACCACAAGGAGTTGATAAAACTTTGGACTTACCATGAAAACCTCCATCGGCTTCATATAATTCTGTTACTAGATGACAAGCTCTTTCTAAATTAACATCAGCAGAACTTGGATGGTTTAATTCTCCCATTGCTCGTCCCGGTTCCACCATCTCTTTAATATATCTCCCAACATCCTTTCTGGTTTCGTCCAACCCATACATTCTCTTATTCTTATTAACTTGGTCACAACCTATGAATGGACCTTTGATATATAATGTTGATTGACCTTTTAAATTTACTTGTTCTTCCAAGTATTCAAAGTTATCAAATGCATCGGGATTCTCGGCTATTAATTTTAATCTTAGCGACATACATATATTTATTAAAATAAAGGATAAATCTATTAATTTAATTCCTTTTCTGTAATAATAATAAATTCCATTCCATGTTTCTTGGCAAATTCTTTAGCAAACAACCACTTATCTTGATTATTCTTATACTGTAATTGTTCGTATAACATATTGGATTTCTTTTTACCTTTGGATACAATAGGTTCTAATGTTTGTTTATATGGTTTTATTTCAACTAGATATTTTTTTAAAATCTTACCTTCTAATATCTCAACGTAATTATCTATGTAATATTTACGTTGAGTTTTTTTAATTGTATCGAAGTAAGGTATAACTATGCTTTCACTTGACCATTTTTGTATGGTGTCTGTCTTATCACACCATCTCATAAACTTTAATTCCAATCCCGATCTATATATAATAGGAGCCTTTCCTATATATTTTTGGGGATTCAGTGGTTTATAATAACCCTGCTTGAATTTTGGATTTTTATTTAATCCCAATAATCCCATTATTTCTTTTCAGTGTTTGCTCGTTGTGTCCAGACTTCAGATCTTAATGATTCAAAGCGTTCTTCCAACCTAGCAATTCTTGTTTCTATGTTAATATCTCTTACAACTCTGGTTTCGATTTGTTTTTCCATGCGATCCTTTAATGTAAACCACATACCAAAGGAACCCGCCATTATACCAACAATGGTTCCAATTGTTACAAGGGTTTTGCTATTAATCTCCACAACTATTATTTATTCCATCGGATCTTCAATTATTGGATCTGGAATTATTTCTTCAAGCACTGGACACTCTATTGATATGATACCTTGATTGGATACATTTATTTTTTTACCAGCAATCGTAATTGCTCTGGGTCCACCGTATCCTGTATTATCTTGAATATTATTTAAACTTGTAGCAGTTATGTAATGAATTTCAAACAACCCTTGTAACTTTCCAGTATTCAAAAGTTCCTGTAAAACACTAACCAATTCGTTATCAGGAAGACTCCAAAGATAATTATAACTGTTATTAAGAACAGAAATAGCTGCGGCTATTGCGCGGTTTTCGGTATCCGAAAATTCTTCAAGTTTGCGAATATGTTGTTGCGTGGTTGTTGTTTCAATTAGTTTCATAAGTTTTATATTGTTGCAGATGACCCCCAAAAGGTATCTATCCTTGAAATTATCAATCTACGTTGTTGCGATGGAGTGGGAGTATATGAAGTATGATTTGCAAAAATATATGGACTTCCACCACTAGTTACTCCTGCTATGGGAGCACCACTGACTGATCCCAATAAAGTTGTATCTGAATATAGA